TACGCAATGTTATTATTCAAAACGTAGAAGCGGTAGTGAATTATGATCCAAGAATACGTGCTGATCAAGTTATAGTCACTACCTATGACCAAGGCATACAAATTGAATGTGTGCTGACCTATTTTCCATACAATATACAAGAAGCAATACAGCTCAAGTTCGATCAAGACAATGGTCTTTTAGCGGGTTAATAAACTACGCACATTTTTAACCCAGCTAAATATCTTATAATTGGGATAAGGTATGTCAGCAACTGATAGACAGAATAGACTGCTTGTGGCCGAAGACTGGCGCAGGATTTATCAAACGTATAGAAACGCGGATTTTCAAAGCTACGACTTTGACAATTTACGCAGGATAATGATCAGCTATATTCGTGAAAATTATCCAGAAGACTTTAATGACTATATTGAATCTAGCGAATATCTAGCTCTGATTGATCTACTAGCATTTGTAGGACAAAGTATTGCGTTTAGAGTAGATCTAAACAGTAGAGACAATTTTCTTGAGCTTGCAGAACGCAGAGAAAGTGTTTTACGATTAGCTAGACTTCTAAGTTATGATGCCAAACGTAACATTTGTGCAAGCGGATTGCTGAAATTTAGTACAGTTAGCACTACTGAGAATGTTTTAGACAGCAATGGGCGTAACTTATCTGGACAGACTATTAGCTGGAATGATCCAGCTAATGCCAATTGGTATGATCAATTTGTTAAAATTATCAATGCTGCATTGCCAGCTACAAGGCAATTTGGAAATCCAGACGACAAAGATACAATCTACGGTATTTCTACAGAACAATATCGTTTTCAAAGTGTGAATACAGATGTGCCAATTTATACTTTTGACAAGACTATTGACGGTAAAAATTTACCTTTTGAAATAGTCAGCACTACTTTTAAAGATAGGGGCGAAATCTACGAAGAAGCTCCCCAAATTGGTAATCGGCTAGCGTTTATCTATAGGAATGATGGTAAAGGCAATGCTAGTTCTAACACCGGGTTCTTTATACATTTTAAACAAGGTGTATTGAATCAAGGAACATTTAGTTTTACGCAACCTAGCACAAATGAAACTGTTGATATAGATGCTGTTAATATTAACAATACAGATGTTTGGTTATACAAGTTAGACCAAACAGGGCTTGAATCAGAATATTGGGCTCCTGTTCCTGCTCTAGAAGGAAATAACATAATTTATAACAGCCTTAATAAGTCTATTAGAAATATCTATAAGGTTATTACAAGAGCAGGAGACAGGGTCACATTGAGTTTTAGTGATGGAACTTTCGGTAATTTGCCTTTAGGTTCATTTAGGGTATATTACAGAATTAGTAATGGAACCAGTTATACTGTTAATCCTAGAGATATTAGGAATGTCAGTATTAGTATTCCTTATGTAAGTAATCTAGGACAACTTGAAACATTGTCAATTAATCTTAGCCTGCAAAGTAGTGTTAATAATTCAACTGAAGCAGAAACTAACACTAGCATTAAGTCAAACGCACCTGCTACTTATTATACACAAAATCGCATGATCACTGGCGAAGATTATAATATAAGTCCTTTAGGTGTTAATCAACAAGTTGTTAAAGTTAAGGCAGTAAATCGTAGTTCAAGTGGTATCAGCAGATATTTTGATCTTGTAGATCCAACAGGAAAATACAGCAAAACAAATTTATTTGCTGACGATGGTGTTTTATACAAGCAGGAATTCACAGACAGTTTTAGATTTAATTACACAACTAGAACTGATATTGAAGCTGTAATCTATAATCAAGTATATGAATTTTTGAAAAAAGATGCTTTACGAGATTTTTATTATAAAAACTTTACCAATATTGCCACAGCTTCTCTTAATGTAAGTTGGCAGCAACGAACTGCTGATATCAACCAATCAACAGGATATATCGGTGATACAACTTTCTTAACTCCTTACAAAGTTGGATCATATTCTACTACATTGCTAAGATTTGTTGAGCCTGGTGCTTTAATAAAATTCTCAGCACCAAGCGGCAAATATTTTGACAGAAGTAATGATAACGCCCTTGTTACTACAGCTGGAATTAACACTTCTGATTATGTATTTGCTAAAGTTATTAGTGTAGCAGGCGACGGAACAAATGGTGGCACTGGATTATTAACAAACGGCACAGGTACAATTATTCTTAACGACATAGTACCTAGTACCGCAGTTCTAGCCCAAGTTATTCCAACTTTTAACACAAGTCTTGACACAAATACTGTGAGCACTATGGTTGATTTAGTATTTGCCAATAAGCCTTTTGGCCTGCGTTATGATGTAGAAGATAATAGTTGGAAAATTGTATTTGAAGTAAATCTTAATACCACAGATAGTTTTAGTCTTGGCAAGCAAGGCGATAACAGTAATCAACAATTAGATTCAAGTTGGCTTGTACTTTTCACAACTGATACAGAATATTACACAGTTAAGTTTAGATTATTGCGCTATATTTTTGAAAGCGATAAACAGGTAAGATTTTATTTTGATGCTAGTGATAAGATCTATGACACTCGAACAAATACAGTAGAAAAAGATAAAATCAAAGTTTTAAACATTAATACAAAACCTGATAATATATCTTCATTCACTTATGATAGAGATTGGGAAATAACTGAAGAGTACAGAGGGTTAGATGGTTACATAGATACTAAAAAAATTCAAGTGACCTTTTCTGACACAGACGATGATGGTATAGTAGATAATCCTGATATATTTGAAGAAATAGTCGCACCAAGTACAAATACCACAAACAAATATATTGTCCAAGAACTTTACAGTATAGACCAAGGACAAGAAGACTATCGTTATTTTGATAACAGTTCAGGCACAGTATTAATTTTAACTAGTGAATCAGTTTTAGGTAGTTTATCATCCTATACAGATGGACAATATTTTTATTTTATTGATACCGATACTGTTAAAAAATTAGACAGTGTTAGCAGCAAGTTAAATGTTAGTCTAGATTATAAGTGTTATCAAGGTAGGGATAAAATAAAATTTCAGTATATACACAATGCTGATTATGAATCTAGAATAGATCCAGGTATAACTAACCTAATCGATATTTTTGTTTTGACTAAACAATATGATGTTCAATTTAGAGAATATGTCTTAGGGTCAAGAACAATTAAACCTTTACCACCTAGCAGTGATTCTCTTTATAATCTTTTGTCTCCTGAACTTAATAAAATAAAAGCAATCAGTGATGAGGTTATCTATCATCCTGCCAAGTACAAAATTTTATTTGGAACCCAAGCAAGTTTAGATCTACAGGCTACATTTAAAGTAGTTAAAAACAGTGAAGTTGTAATAAGTGACAATGATGTTAAGTCAAAGATTATTAGTGCAATTAATGAATTTTTTAGTTTAGAAAATTGGGATTTTGGAGATAACTTTTATTTCTCAGAATTAGTTACCTATGTAATGAACAAGGTAGCACCTTATATTGTTAATTTTATTATAGTGCCAAAACTTGGTAATCTAACATTTGGCAGTTTGTATGAAATTAGATCTGAAAATGACGAAGTTTTTATTAACGGAGCTGGTATAGATGATATTGAGATTATCAGTGCAATTACAGCCAGCAAGATCAAGGCCAGTGGAGAAATTACTTTTAACAGTCCTTTAACTACAAGCCAATCTATTACAAGTGCAGGAACTAACTAATGGCAACAGAAAATCAGAATGAACCTCCTGTACCTATAGATAATAGATCGACAAGACATACATCTGATCTATTACCCAGGTACTATAGAACTGACAGCAATAAAAAGTTTTTATCTGCTACATTAGATCAATTAGTTCAGCCAGGAACTGTAAAAAAGCTCAGTGGCTATATAGGTCGTCTTAATGCTAAAAGTGTGAATTCAGATGATATTTTTCTATCAGCTGCGAGCAAAGAAAGGCAAGATTATCAATTAGAACCAGCTGCTGTTGTTCAGGATAAGTTTAATAATGTAACATTCTATAAGGATTATCTTGATCATATAAATCATGTAAAAATATTTGGTGGCAATGTAGATAATCATGAGAGACTAAACAGACAAGAATTTTACAGTTGGAATCCTCATATATGTTGGGATAAGTTTGTTAATTTTCAACAATATTACTGGTTGCCTTACGGTCCTAGTTTAATAGAAATACAGGGCCAACAGAAAGAAGTTGTCAGCACATACACTGTGACTATTGAAGATCAAGGTGATAGCTATGCCTATGTTTTTAATCCAGACGGACTAACACGTAACCCTACAATAACATTGTTTAGAGGACAAACTTATAAGTTTGAAATTACTTCAGAACATAATCCTTTTAGCATTAAAACTGCAAGATCAGCCGATGATCTAAATAGATACACTCTAGGTGTAAGTAGCAGTGCAGTTGAAAATGGCGTTTTAACTTTTACTGTGGCATTGAACGCTCCTAGTGTTCTATTTTATTGCAGTGAAAAAGATGCTGATGCAGGCGGTACCTTTCAAATACAAGATATTGACGAAAATACTTACTTAGATATTAACAAAGATCTCATTGGTAAAAAGTCTTATACATTGTCTAATGGTACTAACCTATCTAACGGAATGAAAGTATTTTTTAATGGTCTTACAACACCTGAATCATATCAAACCGGTGCCTACTATGTAGAAGGCGTAGGAACTGCTATTAGGCTTATTCCTGAAACTGATTTAGAGATCATTGGTAATTACACAGAAGAAACTTCACTATTATTCGATGATGATCCATTTGATCAAGCTCCATGGAGCAGTCAAACTGCCTTGCCAAAACAAAAAGATTATATTGTTATAAACAGGTCTAGCATAGATAGAAATCCTTGGTCTAGAATAAATCGTTGGTTTCATCAAGATATTATTATTCAAACAGCTTTAGCTAGAGGTGAAGTAGCAGAATTAGATCAAGCTGCTAGGGCAACAAGACCTATAATTGAATTTGATGCCAATATAAAATTATATAATAATGGTCATCAATCAAAAGCAAACATTGATGTTATAGATAATTTTACTACAGATGTTTTCAGTACTATAGAAGGTAGCCTTGGTTATAATATAGATGGTATTGATTTAGCGCATGGTATGAGAGTTATCTTTACCGCAGATACAGATAGATTAGTTAATGGTAAGACATTTGTTGTCAATTTTATAGAAGTTACAGTTCCTAATAGACAAATTGAATTTTATGCTCTAACAGGAGTAAATGTTACTTCTGATATTATTACCTGCATTGATCCACATAGTCTTACTACAGGTAATCAAGTATTATATCTAAATGAAGGTAATGTGTCTATAGATGGGCTTGTACATAGAAAAGCCTATTATGTAAAAGTTTTAGACACTAGCCGATTAGAGTTATACACTGATAGATTACTAGTGAATAAGGTAGATATATTTGCTTTAGGATCTGGTATTCACAGTCTAGAAGTGTTTTCTGGACTCCGCCGACAGATTAATCTTGTTGAGGCTGAAGATGCTGACCCAATTTTAAACCAAACAGTTTTAGTCAATAGAGGTATCTATGATGAGATAAAATATAAAAATGAAATTGGCGAGGAAGTCAGCCAACAAGGAAATCAGGGATTAATGTATTGGTATGATGGTTTTGCATGGAAACTATCTCAGGTAAAATATAAGGTCAATCAGCCACCTTTGTTTGATATTTTTGATGCTGATGGAAATAGTTATTCAGATTTCAGTATCTATGATGGAACAAGCTTTACAGGTAACAAGATATTTTCATATAAACAAGGAACTGGTACTGCTGATACTCAGTTAGGGTTTTCATTAACCTATCAAAATATAAACAATATAGGTGACATTGTTTTTGAATTTAATCTTTTACAAGATACTTTTAATTACAAAAATGTTACAGATGTTTTAACAAAGGGAACTGATGTTGGTTATCTAAGAAAGATTACTAATCTTACTACCTATTCGTACGAGAATGGATGGCGTGTATCAGCTATTACAAATATACAACCTATTGTACGGATTTTCAAACAAGAAACAAAAACTTTATTAAATGGTTCAGTTGAGCCTGTTATTAATAATTTTCCTATAGATGTTTATGATTATCCTAACGAGCTAGCAGATCTCGAAGTTCGTGTTTATATAAACGGTAAAAGACAAAATAAAAACACATTTACCGTGGTTCATGGAGATCCTTATAAAAAGGTTGTTTTAAACAATGACGTAACAGCTAATGATATTGTTACTCTTAAATGTTTTGCTGCTCAAAGTAAAAACAGTAATGGACACTATGACCTAAGTCTTAATTTGCAAAACAATCCGTTAAATTCAAATTTATCTACATTTACACTAGGACAAGTTATTGATCATGTAGATACTATCGTTGATAATATTTCAACTTTTAGTGGTACTTATCCTGGTTATGGTAATCTTCGTGATATAGGTAATTTATCTGCCTATGGTACTAGATTTTTACAGCATTCTGGTCCTTTGAATTTAAGTCTATACCATTTAGGCAGTCAAACAGTTAATGTGTTTAAAGCTTTACAGCAAGCTAGAGAAGATTATGGAACATTTAAACGTTCTTTTCTAACTATGGCATCTAATATAGGTGTTGAAACAGAAACTCGATCATTTGTTGATTTGATATTAGAAGAACTTCTAAAAGAAAGATCTAAGAGTCAGCCTTATTATCTTAGTGATATGTTTGCCTATGCAGGCGCTAAACGATCTGAGATAATAATACTAGATGGACGTATTAAATCTTATCCCTTGTCTTCATCCTTTAACTTATCTTCATTATCTAATAGATCAGTGTTAATTTATCTAAATGGAGTGCAACTGTTACATGGAAGAGATTACCAGTTTGGTACAGACGTATTTTTTACGATCGATGACTCGGTAAGTCTAATAGAAGATGACCTATTAGAAATTTATGAATATGAATCTACAGACGGAAGCTATTGCCCGCCAACACCTACTAAGTTAGGTCTTTATCCTTTATTTGAGCCAAAAATATACATTGACGATACTTACTTAGATCCAACAGAGGTGATACAAGGGCATGACGGTAGTATAACCATTGCTTATGGTGACTACAGAGATGATTTGCTTTTAGAGTTAGAAAATAGAATTTATAATAATGTAAAAGTAAGTTACAACAGTGACCTTTTTAATATTTTTGATTATATTCCAGGATATAATAGGCAGCTTTCATATTCTAATGTAGAATACAATAATATCTTAAGTCAATTCTTTTTCCAATGGACTAATTTTGTAAATGAGGACTTTGCAAAAACATTGACCTGGGATATCAATAACACATTTACCTATAACTTTAGAAATAATTTTACACCTGATAATAAAGATGTACCTGCCTTTTGGAGGGGTATCTACCGTTACTTGTTAGACACTGATCGCCCTCATACACATCCTTGGGAATGTCTTGGATATAGTATTCAACCTAGCTGGTGGAGTAGTGTCTATGGTGATGCACCTTATACAAGTGATAACTTTATTTTATGGGACGATATAAGACAAGGTATCATAAGACAACCAGGATTACCAATAAGGGTAAAAACGCAATTTGCCAAGCCTATTTTAAGTTATGGCAAGCCTGTAGATGAAAATGGTGATTTAATCAGTCCAGTAGATGCCAGCTTTGTTCAAGGCAATTTAAATTATAATAATACCGGGTATTATTTGTTTGGTGATCAAGGACCGGTTGAAACAGCCTGGAGAAGATCAAGCTATTATCCTTTCTCAGTGATTCAAGCGGCTTTACTAATGCACCCAAACAAGGTATTAGCTACTGGGTTTGATCGCAGTCGTATAGTCCGTAATTTAGATAATCAATTAGTTTATAGTGATACTAATTTACGTTTAAAATTATCAGATTTAAAAGTTCCTAGTACAGCTTTAAGTTCAAGTCGTGTGCTTACAGCAGGCCTGGTAAATTATGTAATTGATCTAGTGACTAGTGATACAGACGCTATTATTAGTTTGTATAAAAATGATCTTCAAACTTTAACTAATAAAATAAGCAGCAAACTAGGTGGTTTTACTACCAAACCTAAATTTAAATTATTGTTAGACAGCAAGAACCCAACAAGTACAGGCGGAGTATTTGTACCAGAAGAGAATTATAGTATTCATCTTAATACAAGTTCCCCTATAGAAAAAATTGTCTATAGTGGAGTTCTTATAACCAAGTACGGTGACGGTTATGAAATTAGAGGATATAATAGAGATCAACCCTATTT